AGAAATATCTAAGATAAATAAACGGGGAAGCGGACCCACGGTCTAGACTCTATACCCACCCCCTGCACCCCATCGGTCCACCCAATGCACACCCATAGGCTATGCAATGGGTGCGCTTATGCAATGCACACGGGCTATGCAATGGATGGCAGCGGGCCTCGCCACGGGCCACCCCCATGGGGGGACTGGGGCCGAGCAACAATCATTAAACCCTCTCAGATTTTTTCCCCAAAACTACCCCCGCTCTCCCATGTGGGACTCCGGTTACCCACATATCCGCACAGCGGAATCTTGTCTCACGGGCAATTTTAGATCAATGGGAGAGGCGGGAGTCGAACCCGCACGGCCCTTCGGCCAACAGGTTTTGAGTCTGTCGCGTCTGCCAGTTCCGCCACAATCCCTTCTAAGGGCCCTAGGATGCCCTAGGATCGATTCCTTGGGTCTGGACGGGTCTGGAGTCATCTTCATCACCCGGACCGCTCTCGGGGCATTCTAGGGCCCCTTCGGGGAAGACCCTCCCAGCCAGTCCCTTAGTCTGACCAAAGACCTGACTGAGGGCTACCTCAAGTGTCCTGATCTTGGACTCAGTAAGACCTAGAGCATGAAGTTCATTCACCATTTCCAGAATCTCATGTAGTAGGGTACTAGAGTATATACTACCTTCTAGTTCTTCAGAAATTAAGATCTTAGGAGAGGGAAAGAAGAAGAACTGACCAAACTCATCCTTGGGCATCTTTGTGGTTATTACGGGGATCTCGTAAGGAAACCACTTGATGACCATGGGAATCTCCTAGTGTTTGGCTCGATTCACCGATCTGTGAACAATCCTGAGGTTTGAGGGATGGTTGTTCCTTGGATTGCCGTCCTTGTGGTCGATGTCGTGATTGCTGTTCTTTTCGACTCGACCCTCTCGGATGGCCTTACGACGGACCTTGTTACGGGCCGCTCGGTCGATCTTGTACCGCTTCGTACCGTGGTACTTGCGATATTCTTCTTTGTAATCACGATCAGGCATGTCATTGCACTTTCTGTACATAATTTGCCGGAGCCGACGAGAACGGCGACTTGCCCTCCGAAATCATCTTCCGGGCATGGGAAATAGCCTTACGAACGATTGCATCGTTTGGCATTTCTCCGTTGTCCGATGCTTTAAGAACCTGATTGACCTCCTCGCGGCTCATGCCCGGGACAAGCGTTGGAATCTGAACTTCCTTGCCGTCGATTTCCACGCCGACCGAGTACTCGGTGACCTCCTCGCCCGACTTGTTGCGAAATGGTCCAAGCCATCCAGCACCCTTTGTCGTGCCGTCAGGGCGCTGCGTCTGTGGGTCAAACCTCGCAAGCATCGGTGGTACTTCCGTTGCCGCATTTTTATTTTTTTCGCCACGCGCTTTCTGGATTTTAAGGTTACGTCGAGGCATCTTGTTGAGTCTTTTTAATGGAAGTTAAACTTACAAGTTGTGTAGTTTTATAAGTCTTTTAGGGCATCGGTAAGTGTTTTACCACGCCCGACATGACCAATAACGTGCCTTGGTCTTAGGGCCGGGGTTGTCACAGTTGTGTCTAGCCCGGAAGTTCTTACGGCGACCCGGTTCGTTCTTGCGGATCTTCATGTTGGGGTCGCCAAAGCGGACCACCTTGGTCTTCTCGCCATCCTTGACGCACACAGCAGACTTCTTGGATCCGCCCGGGGTACGCCACGGCTTATTCAGTGCCTTGCCTTTGCAGGGTCCAGCCATATCAACCTCGCATGATCTCCAGAACATCGTCTGGAATGGTTTCCTTAAGTTCTCGCATGGCCTTGGCTAGAGCCTTTGCCTGCACAAGTGAGTCCTTGCTCCTTAGATGGTCTTCGTACTTGATGACGGCCAGACAGGAATGGTGAAGGATGCGGGTCGCCCAATCGTCCATGTCTACATCCATGTGGTCCCCCGAGGCTTTCGCCCTACGGCGTGTTCCATGAACCGTTCCAGTTCGAGATCCAACAACTCAGACTTTCGACTCATCATCTTTCGATTGGCGTCCTGAGCCATCTGTTCGACCCAGAAGCCAACAGCCATTGCCAAGACATCTATTCGGTCATCATAAGCCAAAGCGCCCTTGTTCCGCGTGATGCGACTCATCTGCCACATCATGCTGTACTGCAAAGACTTCTCGGTGGCATACTGCTTGGTCGATTCAAAGTCATCTCGGATAACCCCTGCGTCAATAACCAGTCGATGCTGGTTCATCACAGGTTCCAAGGTGTCGATAATGCGGCGTTCCTTCTGAATGTTGTGCCGTACTTCCTCAATGGTGCAGGGGTACGACTTCAACAGGTAGGGCTTCAGAAGTTCCGAGAACATGCCATCACCAAAGTTCGACTCGATGATGATCTTGTTGACGCTGTTCTGACGGGCAATCGAGACAAGGCGCGACATCGTGTCTTCTTGGTAGCCGCCCTTTAGGCCCCCAGCAGCGGTGACATACAGGAAGCCGTTCAGCATCTTTACGACCGCATAGGCCGTCTCGTTGTCTCCACGACCACTGGGGTCAATCGCCATAATCCCACCCTCATAGGGGATCCACTTGCCTTGAATGTCCATGGGGCCGTAGTAACGGTCGCCATTGAAGCCCACACACGGCAAGTCCTTGACCACGTTGTTCAGGTTCGCAGCCCAAATCGGCTTTTCTGGCGCGTTCTCAGGGTTCAAACCCAGCACAATCAGGTCGGCCAACTTGAGCGGATACCTGTCAGCATCGCTAAGGGTGGAATCCAACATGAACTGAAGCGCAAAGCCCGTGCGTCCATAAGACGCTTCACGCTCCATCAGGTCAATCGCACTGAAACGACGAGGATCCGTGGGCTCTCCGTCAGCCCCATCAGCCAACATCGGGGCCAACTTGCTACCAAAGGCCGTCTTCAGCCGCGTATCCGGGTACCTCGCAGGCCAGATACGGGTGTCATACCCCTTTTCGTGCAGGCTGTGGTAGATCGACTGCTCCGTCTGAGGAGTACCCAGAAACAGGATCTCACCCTTGGGCTTCAAGACTGCTTCAAACTCAGCAATGGCCGAAGACAACTTATCGCGCATCAAGAACGTGGCAGAGTTGTTGAGACTCTCTACGTCATCGGCAATAATCAAGTCAGCACGGCTACCAGTAATCTGACTGGTAATGCCCTTTGAGGTTACCGAAGGAGCCTGAGAGGCAGGCGCGGGTCCAACATCAAAGGCAATCTTGGAATTTCTCTGGTCTTCCCGAGGCTTGAGGTGTTGGCAGATCGGGATCTCGTTGATCAGCCTCAGGGTGAAGGTGCTGAAATCATCCGCCCGTTGCTTCGATGCCGATACGACAAGGACGTTGAGGTTGGGGTTATGCAGCAACCTAAAGACAACGTAAGCACTAGTAAGCCAACTCTTGCCCACCCCACGGAACGCCTGAATGACACGCCTGCGTGGCCCCTTTTGGAGATACTGGGAGATGTCCAGTTGGATAGGCGTTGGCTCTGGGAGCGCAAGGTGATCCCATGCCAGATACACAAAGTTCCGAAAGTCCTTGAGTTTTCGTTCAAGGTCGCTCACGCAGCCTCTTCTTCGTCAAACGGCATGATCTTGGCAAGGTTTAGCATGGGCATACTGGCTTGGGGCGCACAGTCAATTCCATTGTCCTTGAGGAACTGCCGAGCCACATTGAGTTCTGTAGCCGATGCGGAGCCGTCTTGAATCTTCCGCAGCAGTTCGCCCGCAAGAGCGTTGTGGATGGCCTCAAGAATTTCCTTGTTCATGCGAAGACTCGATTATGGCTCCGTTGCAAGCACCTGAATCGCGCCCGTGTTGAACCGCACGCACAACTGCGTCTTTCCACCATTGTCTCTGGCGTAGACCACCGCCTGATTGGCTGCCGGAGCCGCCGGATCAGACCGCTCGGTGTACAGCAGACGGTCGTGGAAGTACACGCCACCGACATTGATCTGGTTGCTAGCGGTAGGGGAATCAGCGTCCTGATCCTTGCCGATGACGATGTTGTTGTCGCCCGTGGTCAGGGCATCGCCAGCCTTCCAGCCGAACAGGCAGTTGTACTTTCCCGACATCGGGTTGTTGGAGCCTGCCTGATAGCCGACGATGGTGTTGCCAAGAGCCGTTACAGTCCCAACGGGCCAACGGTTATAGGTGCCCGCTCCTGTTGCAGCCGTACACACTATTTGTGTAACAGGTGTAAAGCCAACACCTGTGGCCTCGTCGGGGCTTTGTGCCAATCGATACGTATTTGCGTTGTCGACAATCGCGTAGTAGGTTCGACCACTAAGCAAAGGTGACGGAAGCAGCGTTAGACTGGCGTTGGCATCGATTGGTGTTCCCGGCGGATTTTGTGCTGCTGGGTTGAGACTTGTGGACCGGAAGGCAACAGGCGCTCCCGACGAGAGTCCGTGGCCTGTTTGAGTAACCGTAATTGCACTCCCGACCGTCTGTGTCATGGTGACGGTGGCACCTGCCGATTGTCCAGAGGTATCTTTTGGATACCTAAAGGCTTCAAATCCTACGACAGTATTTTCGCTTGTGTTGCACGGCGAAGTTCCAGTCGTGGTTGACGGACTTGCGTTTGGAAACTCATCTTTCTGATTGTCGATACTGATGTTTCCAGCACCCGCATTCCGACCGATGATGACGTTTCCCGCACCAAACCAGTTTCGGTACGCAGCAGAGGTACCGACGTACACGTTGTTCGACTGCTTGCACCCGTCGCCGCTGTATTCACCTAGCGCGGTGTTGTTGTCTCCGATGAGGTTCTGCACCAAAGCCTGATTTCCTACCGCGACGTTGAACGCTCCGGTTCTGACGTCAAGAGCAGCCTGAAAGCCGATTGCGGTATTCGAGTCCGATGCCACGCTGGGCATTGCGTTCAATAGGGCACTCGATCCAACTGCTGTCGATGCGGTTCCTCTGAACGGCAACAAAGTGCTTACTCCACGAAGTGCGTCGTTACCGACGCCTACGTTTCCCGTCCCTGTCGTATTGAATCGTCCAGATCTTGACCCTACAAAGACATTCTGGCTACCCGTGGTCGTGTTCAGGCCTGCAATGTACCCGACCATCGTGCTATCGCTCGACGTCAGAATCTGCCCAGCAGAACTACCGATGAGGGTGTTCGACGTTCCTGTAGTAATCCCCTGTCCGGCATTTGATCCGACGCAGGTATTGTCGAATCCGTTTGCGTTCCCCGCTCCGCCAGTAATTGACTGCCCGGCTTGGCGTCCCACCAGCGTGTTGTCGCATCCTCCGTTGATGTTGTAACCCGCCCGATACCCTAGTGCGGTGTTTCGATTGGCATCACCAGTAACGTCAAGTGCGCCGCTACCAATCGCCGTGTTTTGATTTGCGCCAGTAGCAGTTGTGGCTTTCCCCGTACCCGCACCGCCTGCGGCGTATCCAAGGGAGTTCCAAAGAGTCGCACCGTCCCCAATCTTGAACCGACCTGTATCGGTTTCTACCGCAATCTCTCCAAGAAGAAGAAGCAGGGGGGGATTGGCACTTGCGAAGTTTGCGCGAGTGTCTCTTCGGATTCGGATGTTGGCTGTAAAGATGCTCATGGTGTGTTATGCGGGGTTAGTGGCTTGGCCGCCATCAAGGTTGGTTGTGTATGCGGTAAATGCGGCGTTTTCGCCGTTTACTGTATATGGGTAAAGGGTTGTCGTTGCTGCTCCGCCATCAAAGGCTTCTTGATATCCGGGCGTCGGGTCGTTATCTACGCCCTGCTTATAGGGCAACAGAGTGCTTCTTCCGTGCCTATCCTTGATTGCGTAGATGGGGCTAAAAGCCATTGGCTTCCTTTAGTCGATAATCCAAGCCGTCACGGTGATTGCGGGGCTGTTTGCATTCAGGGCCCGCAGACGGACTAGGGGAGCCAGCGGCACTACCTTGCACCATGAAGCCTGATTGCCGTTGACATACGCTGCCTCCGCCGGAGAACAAACTTCAATGTCAAACCAAGTGGTTCCACCGTCCATCGACCCCTGAAGAAAGTAACGAACGGTTGAGCCTGCGGCAAGTCGAGATCCGCTGTGGGTGATGATCAGGGTTCCGTAGTCATCCGGAGCCATGGCCAATTCTGCGGTGCTGTAGTCAAACGTAGAAGCGTCGGGAGTGGTTGCAGTCGTAGCAATTCGATAAGTAGGCATTTTGTTCCTTTAGGCGAGGACTTTCACAAGGAGATTGAGCGCAACAGAGACACCAGCCCCGACAGCCGCAGCCATACCCATTGTGAAAGAGCGCGAATGTTCGAGTTCACGGAGTCGTTCTTCATGGTTCTTGATTTGGTCTTCTTGAATGCGCTGCATTTGAATTAGAGTGTCAACCTTGCCTTCAAGACGGCCAATAGCCAGCATCATTTCGGATTCATGGTGCATGGCTGAACTCAGGTGTGGCGGACGATCCAAGCGTACCACTCGATGCCATACCCGGACAAACCATTGGGTTGATTGACTGGCGCACCCTCACCCCAACCACTTCCTCCTTGCCAGTTCTTGAAATAGTAAAAGCCTCCGTTATTCACAGAAAGCCCAACAGTTCCACCCGATTCTGGAGGCGGTGAGTAACCGGAGTACGAAATAGGATGACGGCCAAATTCAATGTTGGAGGGACTGAAAAGATTTGCCTCTCCGGCGCCGCCATACCCATACCAATTACAAATACTAAAAAGAATGCTGAAATTGATTCCTGCTCCGGAAGTGTTGGAAAGGCGCGTAAAGTTTACGCCCTGCGAGGCTGTTCCATTGTTTTTTAGATAACTGATCAGCGTCAAGCGATTCACAGGAGCCGATGCTAGATCGTATGTGAGTTGAACCTGACTGCCAGATCCCCACGTTGTCCCGGCAGAACCTTCAACAACAAGGTTTGGAGCCCAGTTCGTGCCCAAAGTCGCATCGACATATGCCTTCGTAGTCAGGTCCGTAGCAACACTGGGCGTACCAACGGCCTTGATGGTCGTGGTAGCCGTACCAGAACTGTTGTAGCCCGTCCAGAGGTTGGTTTCTGAAGTGGACTTGGCTTCAACACTGCCTGCCCGGTTGAGCCGCACCTGAACCGTGGCTCCCGTAGTGCTGGTTCCCGGGTTTGTTCCCACGACAGTGCCATTGGCATCCCAAGAAGGACCGTTTGCGGTCAACTTTACTGGGGCAATAGAAGCATCTGGAATCTTGGCGGCAGTAACGGCACCGTCTGCAATCTTGGTCTCAGTGACCGATGAGGTTCCAAGTTTGTTGGCAGTGACGGCACCGTCTGCAATGGCTGCACTCGTTACAGCAAGTGGATTGATGTCCCCTGAAGACACATTCTTCTTGTAAGCCATGTCATCCAATCCGAGGGTGTTCCCTGCGGCGTCGGCATCAGCGGCTTCAAGCAGCGTCTTAGTGTAATCCGTATAGTCCAGCGTAATGATGGGCTGCGGAATAGTGACTGCGCCGCCTGTAGCAAGCAACTTGTTCTTGCCTGAAGCCGTCAACTTAGTGGTGGCAACAATGCTGGTGTTGGCAATCTTGCTATTTGTTACTGCACCGTTTGCAATCTTGGGTTCAGTAACAGAGCCGTCCTGCAACATGGCCGTGGTGATCGAGTTGGCCTCAATGGTGGCGCTGCCTGTTACGATATTCCGAGCAACACCAAAGTTGCGGATATGAATCGTCCCAGACCGCCCAGTAGTGAAGACAATCTGGGTGGAAGAGATCGTGTAGGCCGCCGGATCCACCAGATTGCCACCATTCTCCACGATGAACATCCCAGAATCGGTGTTCAGCGGAGCGGGATTCAGGCTATAAGTCGTACCGCTATTGCCCGTAATGATCCACACTTGGGGGTTTACAACCGAGCCGCCGTAGATCGTGGCGACGTTGTACTGCCCAAAAGTCACGGCATCGCCGGAAGCGGTTCCCGGAGCCACATTCGTGATCTTCTTGTCCTCGGCGTCCCAAGCGGTCTGAGACGTATTCAGATTCAGCGCGTTTGCGTTGGCATCATCGTTCTCCTGAGAGATATGAACCAGCGCCTCCACAGCCCGATCCAGAGCAGCCGCCGTCAGCACGGATCCGTCATTGAAGTCCACAACGTCGCTCTTGAAGGTGGCAATCGTATTGGGAGTATTCCGCTTTAGGGTAACGGAAACTCCAGTTGCCGGAGCGGTCGTAAATTCGACCTTGTCCACGCCGCTTTCTTCGATCAGCGTATAGCCGGAGGTCAACAGGGTTTCGTTGAGGTACACCTCAATAAAACCGTCGTTGATCCACCCGTCGATGCCCGTCAGGGCAAACTTCGTGGTGGTACCGTCTCCGGTATAGATCTTATAACTGGTGGGATTGGGCATTGGAAAGTTTCCTTAGATTCACTCCGGTCTACGCCGGGGCTGGATGTCCGAGAGATTGTAATAGTCAGCAATTTCCTGTTCAGCGATGTTCAGGTACTGCTTGACAAACAAGAGGTTCTGGAAAGGAAGCAGCAGTCGGGCCTTGTGGATTGTCCCCTTGGTGATTTCCCGTTCGAGATCCAGACCCATGGTCCTTCCTACGGTTGCTCCATAGACATCTCGGACGATTCCTCCACTACGTTCGCCAATAGCCCAGCCGGGGAAGCCGTACAGGTCCAGCCCGCTGTAGCGGTACGGGGACAGGATTGGATCCTTATCGATTGCCTTGGTCCAGATCGTGTCCATCACGAAACCCGGCACAAAGAACTCTGAGGGGCCCGTAAATGCTCCGCGCACCATCCCCGCAAAGTCCATGCGCTTGGCCGTATCGTCAGCCCGCTCCCGGTCTCCAGCAGCCGTATAAGACTTCCAGTCAGCCCAGTTTCTGAGGTACTGGATGGTCCCGGCAAACATCAAGGTTGCCACGATCTCCTGTGCCACCGTAGCCCCACCCCCATTGCGGGTACGGCTGACGTTCTGCATCAGGAAGTTGTCCACACCCTTGATGTTGAATGAGCGGAACTGCGTCATCAACTTGCCCACGAACGAGAACATGCTCTTGTGGAAGTCTCCACGGGTAGGCATGTCCTGCACACGGGTTCGGACCATACGGTCTACAAACGACTTGAGCAGATCCATCTGGATTCCATCGATGTTGTTCATGCCGACAATTCGATCTCCAAGGAATCCGGCTCGGGTCTGAGCGTTCTTGCCGACGTAGTCAACCAATTCCTGATACTGCTGAGTGTTGACGCCAAGGGTCCTGAGAGTCGAGTCATCAAGCCGCCTCGAAAGCCCCTTGGAGACCTCCCAAAGATGCTGCATGGTCGTGGCTGCGGTCAACTGCTGCGTGAAACTGGTAGCAGGGGCCAGAAGCGACACATCCGACATGACGTTTGCCATGCTGCTCAGGGTCCGCGCTGCCACATTGGAGTATGGGTCTGGGGTCAAGTCGCCAACGCCCTGAGAAATCACTCGACGCAGGCGTTCCGTTGAAGGAGAGAACCATGAATCCATCAACGAAGCCATGTTCTGCGTCGGCTTGTCGAGGTTCTTCCAGTTTTGCAGCATCTCCGTCAGGATGGGCATCTGCTCCACGACCTGTCGGATACCCAAGGTGCCCACAATACGGGCAATTTCCCCGATCTGTGCAAGGCCAAACTGTCCGCCCGTGCTGAGATAGCCCAAAGGCAGAACGATCTGGAGAACCTTGTCCCCAACAGCCGTTCGTCCATGGTGAATAGGCTCAAATCGAAGTGCAGACACGACTTCACGCAGCGCCGACTCATGTCGAGGCTCAATGACACCGCCCAACTTGCGGGCCATGGCAAACATCTCGTCAATGCCCGTGACTTCGACCTCTCCACGGACTTCCTTGCCACGCTTGGTCATCTTCGGGCCCAAGACGCCACGGGCCTTCATCTCTGAATTGAAAGCGTTCAGCAGTTCCTTTTCATTTACAGCCCCAAGGACTGAGGTCAGGTACTTTCGGAAGACAAAAGGAAGATCGTCATTAGACAGGTCGGCAATACCGAGGCCCAGCCCTTCACCCTTGTTCAGTAGGTCTGAAGACGTAGAGATGGTGGCTGTCTCGTCCAACAGGATTCGGGAGCGACCGAAGGGGGTCTTGCTTCCGACCTTGTCCTTCAGAGGGCCTTCCAATCCCACGATTGCGTCAAACAGTTCTTGTTCCTGTTGAACCGTGGGAGCATTCTCCGTCTTGTTGGCAATCGCCATCAGACGTTCGGCAAAGACCTTGGCCGCATCATCGATGTCCTCAGTGAAGGTGGTTTCGACGCCATCCATTACCACCTTACGGCCATTCTGATCAATCGACTGCTTCACAAGAGCCGTCAGCGCCTTACGCCCCTCTTCCGTCGTAGAGAGCCTGCGGATACGGTCCCAGCGCCAGACACGGGGGAAGTAGTTCACCACCGCAGTCTTCTGGAAGCCCTTGAGGCCCGAGGCGTGGGCGATGTCATGGACCTTATTCAGGATCCGACGCATCTCCTGTGCAGCCTCGTTGACAGCCTCTACGGAATCGTCGTAAGCGCCCGTCCTCAACTGGGCAGCCACGCGACGGTCGAAGTCCCGACGCATCCCCTTGCCCTTAAACGTGGTCACCAAGGCGTCAGTGATGTCCACATCCCGAGCAATGTTGTCAACACCGTTGCCCATGGCAAAGCGGATATAGGCCGTCTTGTAGGCCCGGAGATAATTGCCCATCAGCGAGTAATACGCCTGTAGGCCCTTCTCCATAATCGTGAACTGCTGGGCAGTGCCGTAGTCACGGCGGGCATTGAAGCCCAGATTGGCGATGAGCCGTGCCCACCCATTGTCTGAAGTGTGGGCATAGGCCGACTGGTTACCGATCACGCCAAGCCCCGGGAGGTTATGCCACCATGGAAGGGCCTTGGCAACATCAGAGGCGTCCGCGAGGCCAGCCCGACCTTCACCGCCACCGGCGGCTCCTCCACCAATGTCGCCCACTCTCCCACCACCACCGACACCCCCCGCAGCAGGCTTGCCAAGCGCCATCTTGCCGGGGTTCAGCCGCTTGACCAGTTCATTGTTGACATGGATCTTCCGTCCGTCCTTCGCCCGCTTGTTGATCACTTCGATCACTGCGGCACGGCGAGCGTTTAGATCCGTAGTCAGGACGCCCTTCTTGTTCATCCGCTTAGGCGGGTTCTGAGAGATGACACGGAGTTCATCAACGACATCC